CATACCGCAGAATCCGTCGAGCGCCTGCAACACAGCTTCCGCAAGCGCCGTGCTATCTACGACATTTTCAGAAAAGCAGCCCACGGAGAGCTTGGCTTTGGGCACGCCGGAAGTTTCCATGGTAGGTTCGCGGTTTTCTTCCGGTAGCCGGTAAAGTATGGCCGGCCAAGTACAGCCTTCAGGGAATTCGGAGGGATATATCCGCGTTCCCACTGTGTCCGCAACGGGCGCCGCCTGACTTAGCACGGCGTAAATTCCAGTTTCGAGAGACATTAGGCTCTCCCCGTCAAACTCTTGATTTTGGCGGCTAGAACGCGTTTGGCCTCTTCGAGCGCGGCCCGCCATTTAGACATGAACGCCGGCAGCATGAATGGTCGTTTTGAAAATCCTGGATGGGAAACGCTGCGCACAAAGCCCTGCCCTGGGACGAACAGCACCGGATCGCCCGTAATTTTGTGCGCCTTGGCGCCCGTGCGCTCGAAAAAGTTAGCCAGAAATGCGAACCATTTCGGTCCAATGCTTGCCTCGGCGCCGTTTTGTTTTATGCGCACCACGGCGCGCAAATCATCACGCATATGCCATCGTTTATGGAGCGTCGTCTCGGTTTTTTCGGCTTGGAACGCCCTATACCGTCCGTATCGCCTGCCCTTTCGCGTTCCGGCTGGGTTGGCAACATCGCCACGACCGTAGGGTACACGGCTCCGCATCTCCGCCAGGATCACGTTCCCCGCCGCGCGCGCTGAAGACTTTAGCGCATCGTAGCCTAGGCCGTCCTTGAGTTGGCGGAGTTTTGCATCGAGCTCCGCCCAGCCTTCGAGTTTGACCGTTTGTATCAAATTTTACTATTCACCCACATTCCCGCTTTCCACGCGTTCCACGCAATCCATTTTCAGCCAATGCCGTTTGCCATCCGGGTCCGTCACCGCCTTAACGTCTAAAATTCGATTACTTCCGGGCACGTCGGCGTTTGGAAACATCACCCGCATTTTCGGCATCGTGCCTACGAAGTCTACGAATCCACCACATAGGCTGACATGCGCTTCGGCATAAATCTGCTGTCCCACCAGGCGCTCCATGCCGCTCGGCTCTTCGATTGAAACATAACCGACCGTGAATGTGGACCAAACTTTCAGCTCCTGCCCGGTGGAATCTTGCTCGCCGGTGATTTGTTGAACGGTGACGAGATAGCGAGTTCTACCGCGACGCGGAAAATTCATAATTCTTGGGCTCGAAATTCGGCCGGTAGATCGTAAATCGACGCAGGCGAGAAACAGTTCCGTCGTCTCAGCCAATACGCCTGGCAACTAACATTTTTGCCGTGTACGCGCGCCACTAACATGTCCCCGCCCGCACATGACCACAATTTCCCTTGTACGCGCGCCGCGTTCGAAAATTCGGTGTCTTCGCCAATGTTCTTTGTCGGAAATGGATTATCTCGCCAGAAAGATTTCCGGAAGCATTGCGTCGGTCCCCCGGCGTATCTCCGGGGTCTGGGATGACAATATTGGAAAGCTTCGCGCGCATGCGTGTCGTAGTAGTAATAGGTGTCGTAGCCAACCAACCCCGCACAATGTTCATCGAGATCTATAAGCTGCGAGGCAATGCGATAAGGACTCGACCAATCATCATCATCAAACCGGATAATTGTTTCACCGTTTGCCCGCTCACATAGCCAATTTAATTTTTCACCAATCGTCATCTTCCGTGAAGAAAACCAATAGTGTATCCCGGCGCTTATCGGAATAATTTCTTTGCATGGCTCGCGACCATCATCAAGAATTAACATCTCCTTAGGGTTGTGGCTTTGCGACCGGTGGCAGATTATCGCCCGCTTGAGCCACTCCGGGCGGTCTGCTGTGGGCGTTACAACAGTGATGAGTTGCGTTGCGTTCATTGGTGGAAAAGCTGCGCGAATGCCACGCGCGCCTGTCCCTTTTTGGTCCCACGTCGATCATCAATTAAGCCTGGAGCGGACTGACGTATCAACCATTCCTCTCGGCCGTCCTGAGATCGCGCCAATTTTGAATTATGCGAATCGCGTCGCAGAATGTTCCGTGCCTTGGCGGTTATTTCATGCTCGTAAAGTTCCCTGAAAGCCCCGGGACCACGAAACGTTCGCACTTCTCCGCCTGGATTCGCTGTGGTGTTTTCGACTTGGCTCAGGTCTTGCATCACTGCCTCGTGGTGTCCAGGTCGTACACCCGCTCCGACCAGAGAAGCGCTTGCACGCCTTGTGGTACTTCTGCCAGCTTGAGATTGCTCACAGATTCCCGGTTCTCGTAATAGTGGCCCACCAGGAATCGAATGGCCTGCTTTATACGGCCGGGAATGTTTCCCGGAGGATGGGTTTTCTGCCGTAGCCCTGCCTCGTACTCCCATATGTCTTCGGGGCTGGGAGCGGGGCTTCCCTCGGCGAATTGATTGACCAAATTGGCGATGATGCGATCGTCGTTGTAGCCTGCCACGTAATACACCTCGACAGCATTGGGTGTGTATGCCGCCGCTGGCCAGAATTGGCCTGGATTCGGGAATAGCCGCGGAGGTTTCGAGATGTAGTCTGCCACGAAATCTCCATCCTTTCCCGCAACGTTCGAGCTGGGATGGAGTTCTAAGAATGTGAGTGTCGTCGCGTCCAGGTACTTAATCTTTGCAACCGACACAAGCTCAGAGTAGTAGAGTCGAATCCGCTGCGCTTCATTCCAAAGCGTCGTCGCGTAGCGCGGCCAGGTATAAAATGATGGTCCGTAGCCGATCAGGGCGGGGTTGGAATCAACGTAATAGGGGAAAGTGTCGAGTGTTTGTAGATACCCCTTGTTGACGAAGCTCCGCCCGGTGAATTCCTCGCACCATTCGCGAGCGGCTGTGATGTATACCGAAATCAGCTCGTCATCGTTTGTGCTTACGACGTGTAGGTGTTGCTTGATCTCTGCCAGCGTAACTGGCTCGCACAACGGTGGAATAATAACTTTAATTGCGCCCATGATATATCCGAACCTTATCGTGGCGCCGGCTTCCAGCCGGCATAAAAATGGGACTTATATACTTAACTTCCCAGGCCTCGTAAACTCAACAACGTGGGTCGGATGCCACGCGCCGTTTGCTTTCGGCTCACAATATTTAAGAATGTAAGGAACGACACTAGATTCCCATATGGCGAGCGGGACCCATCCGCCCGTCCCCTCCAGACAATTGATGTCGAAAACGTTTTGCTCTGCGCCATCAACCATAGATCCAACCCAATGCGTGTGCCTGTAACGCGCCACCATAGGAACACCGGCAGCCGTCCAAGGGCCTTCCCACTGCACCCGCACAAGGCCATATTTCGGCCACTTCCGACCATTTTTGCAAATTGCCCAGCACACCCCGATACTTTTCAGGATGGTCCACATGAGCGTCGGATCGGTGTAGTGCTTTCGCTCGAAATCGCCAAGATGGGGGCGTAATTCTTCGAGGCTAAGACCTGTCATTGTCGCAATTGCAGCGGGACCGCAGTTAAAGCCCCACTCATCGCCAGCACGCCTGGCTTCTGCAAGCGTGAACGGGGGTGCGACCAGCCGACTATCAAGCAATGTAATCATCTATATAATTCCCATAAAAATCCGGGCGGGGTTTGTGAATCGGTTCCCCGCCCGGAAAGGAGGAGACTAGACGAAGAGAGAAAGCTTTACGCTGCCATCTGGAGGTACTTCACCGGATGCGTTCCGGCATCCGCCAGTCGGCCGTCGTAACGCGCGAATGCGATGAAGAGCACGAGGCCCTGCTCGGCGGCTCGTTCGACCAGGCGTAGCACGGCAAGATCCCTCACCCGGCGCACCTTGTACTTTTTGAGGTCGCCGAAAATCACCGGAGTGGGTTGAGTTTCCGGTGAAGTTGGATCGAGCTGTGGCATGTACTGATTGAGCACGATGGGATAGCCGAACAGCGATTCGAGTTTGCCCGTCTGCGGGTTGGGCAGGTAGAGCGGGCGCCCGAACTTATCCAGGGTTTGTTCCAGCGTTTGCAGCGTGTAATCGTGGGCCATGAATTTGCCGTTTATACGATATAGTGGGTCAACGCTGTGGATTAGGCTGAGCAGGTCGGTAGTGCCGATGGAGTTAGTTCCATCCACCGAGCTGCCAGTAGGGGCATTAGCCGCGGCGCCGACTGCGGTTGCGCCAAGCACGGCATCGAGTAGAATACCGCGAGGGCAATTGACACCGTTGCCATTCGTAAAGTCGCGCGTCAGGCCACGCTGTAGCCGGATAGCGAACGCGGCGGTCAAGAATTTGTCCATGTCGAACGCGGAATCCTGGAGTAGTTCGAGGGACACGGGAACCAACTTGGTATCGTATTTCCAGGCTTGCAAAACGATGTTCCCGATGAACACGTCCTGGTTGCTGACCGTTTGCCCTTCGCCGACAATCTCCGCCTCCACGGTGACATCGTTGCTGGTCGGATAGGGCAGGGGCGCGCCGGTGCTGGTCGGGATGTCGTCTGCGGCGGAAATGAAATTACCGATGGCTTTCAGGGCAATCTCAATGTCGTAAATGAAACCCTGGGGCACGAAAACGGATGTTGGAATCGAGGCTACGGGAGAGCCGATGCCTTGCCCTGGCGTCCAGTTCGGGAATGTGGGTCCCACGGCTGGAGGAATGACAGATGGATCGGCGCGGAAAGTGCGTAGTTCGGTCATCAGTCGTTTCACTTCCGGGCTGTCGGCGTTCATTTGGTTTCCGCGCAATAGTGGATGCGCGGCCCCGGTTAATGCCCATAGTCGGAACGCAGCTTTCTCTGCCCGTTCCGTCAATTGGCGCGCGCGCTTTGCTGTTTTCTTCTCCGCGCGCAGGCGATTCCATCGCTGTTCGGAGGTTTCGTCTTGCGATGGATTAATCGGCCCGTTGAGTGGACGCTGGGTTTGACGTAGCTCGCCTTCGAGCGTCGAAGCGGCCTCCAGGCGTGCGATGTCGTCTCCCAGGCCCTTTGCCTCGATTTGGAGAGCGTCAAACCGCTTCCGTTCGTCTTCGTTCTTGAATCCCGCCTTTCCGATGTCCGTCAATTGCTCGGAGACGGCAAGGCGGCGTTGCTGAAGTTCTTGAAGTTTGGTCAAGGTATTTCCTTTCGAAATCTCAAATGTCCAATTTGAGATTTATGGGTTTAATCTGTGTCCATCGCGCGCGGCCCCCGCACGCGACTTCACGATCCGCCAGCGGCCCCCGCTAGCGGGTCCTGCTAAACTCGGTTTCGGTGGCAATTTTGATTGCCCTTAACTTCCGCGCGATATCATCTAAAGATGTTTTTGCCATCCGTGCGTCGGCCCGGTGCAGTACACTTTCAGGCTCTCCTTCTGGCCAAAGGGACCGTGCATCGACGCCTGTTTCTGGGCATGCTGGGAATGTGACCGGTGAAATGTCGTAGAGTTTCACGTCGATTAATTCGCGCCGCAACGTATCATTCCCATCCGCGTCTTTACCTTCAATCCATTTCTGTCCCTCTTTCTCGATAACCTCAAAGGTGATGGAGCACTGAGATATGTCGCCGCGCATTACCAAGGTGTGAACGTCTCGCGCAACCTGCGTGTCGGGTAAATCGATTTCAAAATGCAGGCCGTTTTGATCCTCGCTTAACCGGAGAGTGTTGTTCTGGCTACGCCCCAAGACGCAATTAACATCGTGATTGAAAAGCGCCCGCACGTCGGTCCCCGCCTCCAGACAACGGGAGAAACAGCCGCTATTTACCACTTCGGTGAATTCTCCCAGCCAATCGCGAATCACGATAGGCACGCCGAACATGGCGGCATAGCCCTCTAATTGCATTGGGCCTTTATCGGTTTTCCGCGCCCGAATCTCCGCCCGCGCCGTCATGCGCACTTCGCGATTTACGCTGTGCCGCATTTCGATTTGAGCTGAAAGGGATTTGGCATTTGGCCCGGCCACGCCATTCGCTTGCGCGAATGCGGAAGCTTCAGCATCGTCATCGCTCTTGCCGTCCGCCTTGGCTTTCTTCCAGGCGCTATTAAATACCGCCACCCATTGCGCTTTCTTTCCGTCCGGCACGTAGTCCGGGGCTTCGCTTGGTTTTGAATATGGCATGTTTATACACCTGGTTTGAAAATTTGAGCGATTGTGTCGCCGTCTGCCGAAACTTCCCATAGCGAGCAAAACGCTATATCCTTAGCCCCCACGCCGAGACTTTTAGCATAAGCGCGAATTGCTCTGTGCGAAGTCACGATGATGCAGTTTTCTCCTCCGTCCGCCTGCGCCTGAATGTTTTCAATCGCATCGATAATCCGCAATGTGAATTGGGTTTCGGTTTCGGATTTATCCTGCGGATCCAGCGCCGTCACAATCTCGGCATCCGCGATGGCGCTTGCGGTCTGTTGATGCCGAAGCGGAGGCCCGCAATAAAGCGATGGATCGGGAATGTTTGCGAGCGCGTATTGCGCCAGCGCTTGTGCCTGTTGGAGCCCCTCGGCGTTCAGCGGCTCTTGGGGATTGAAATCGTCGCTCTGGCCTTCCTCGTCATTGTCCGTAGCGCCGTGGCGAGCAAGATAGATTCGCGCTACACTTTCGCTTCGCGAATTACAAAGCCGGTTAAATTGCTCTCTAGCGGTGGCCTCCACCGCCGCTGGCGCTAATTCCTGCGCCGTAAAGCCCCCGAAAGACCGTAATTGGGCCTCAATTCGATCCCCTTTAACGCCGATTAGACTGTTTAATGATTCCAAAATGGGCCGGAAAATCGAGTTTATTACTTTGTAATTACGAAATTCGCGTGCCGCAAATCGTCCAAAAGCATCCCGAAATGCGGGCCAAAGCGCTTCGCGGGCGGATTTTTTCTGGTCTACCCCCTGTCCGGGAATCGATGCCGGCCCGGAGGCTGCATTGGCGCTGTTTGTCGGTTGCAGGATTACCTTGCCGTCCGCGTCCACGGCAACCATATTCACGGGCACGAGGTACGACTCGCCCAGGGCTCCGGGAAGGGGATTTTCATCCTCCTGCTCCAGTATTCCATTGGGGGTCTCCCATGACCATTGCCGCGCCGCCCCATAATAAAATCGCTTCGAGTTGGCATCTGGTAATTCGAGATTTCTCAACTCGATTAGGGCCATATAGGTGCGCCCCGCGTTGCGGCCCACTTTGGCCTCAGGAAAGAGCTTTACTTTCATTTCCTCTTCAATTGCAACGACCCACGGCTTAAGCGTGTAATTCACAAATTCAAGCGCAACTTGCTCCGCATTGGCGCGCGAGGCTCCCGTTTCACCCAACATAGTGATGGGCATTCCGAAAATCGCCGCAATCTCCGAGCGCTGCTGCTTTCGCGCTTCGATCATCTGCGCTTCGCTGGGGTTGGCAGAAATTTTAGTAAACTTCATCCCGCCTTCTAGGATCGCGGGCCGGTGAATGTTTTCGCCGCCTTGCGATTCCATCCACATATTGCGCAGAGAGTCCCGCAATTCTTTCTTTATGCTTCCGGGAT